GGACTCGCGAGTCGAAATTTGACTTGCACGTGCCCACTTAAGAACCCTCCAGGGACGGATGTGTAGTGTGTCGCAAACCCGAAGAAACGGGCAATTGCTAGTCACATGACATTCGTTGCTGGAATGGGGTCCATGCGTGTAAGGCGTGGCGCAGACTCCAATCCATTCACGCCTTCATTGGCACAATAAGCTCCCTATCTCGTCATGTACGCTTAACAGCGTCGTATGATGATGAAGCGGCCCAGGTGCGAACAAGGAGGTATTATGGATTGGAGTTTGATGTCTGTCTCTAGGGACAGAATCTTGAGTGACAGCGGTAATTGGAAGACATATCTCGAGTCTTACCTGGCTACCCCTCCCAATGACCCCTGGGCGTATACTGCTACTCGATCATACATGAGTGACAAAACGTACAGGCGGTGTTGGGATTTGGTGACGCCAAATTGGAAGGCTGAGATGAACAAAGGTGTGATCATTTGCAATGATCTGCTGGATGTGAGTCTCAAGAGTGTGTTCTCTCCGATGATGTTCCAATGCAAACTCCATTACCCGAATGCTAACTACGTTACTGATGTAGTTGGAGGATTCGGACATGGCGTTAACGGCGCTTCAGGTATTATTGCTCCTCCGCAGAATTTCGCGGAAGCAATTAACTTGATTGTCGAAGACGAGGGATCGCTTCGTTCTGAAGTGGTTACCAAATCGTTTGCAAAGGTCGATGTCTCAGAACTTGAGGTATTGGCATCCTTGGGCGAAATGCCCGAAACTGTAGAATGGTTCAGGGATGTACTTAGGCGCTTAATCGGCATCATAGCCGACTTTAAAAAGCGTCGATATCTCGCGGCATTGAACCGTTTGAAACCCCGTAAGACCAGTACGGTACCCCTTTCTAAGCGAGCGAAAAAGCGGCTCCTTCAAGGGGAAGATGGATGGATGGAATTGCGTTATGCTATACGACCTCTTGTTTTTGAGGTTCAAGCATACCTAGCAGCCCTAGACTCTAAAGTCGAAAAGGCTGTCCGGAAAACTGCGCGTTCGAGAAACTTTGATGTTTCCCTGTCCAATTCATCTCAAGTATTTTCTGGTCCTTATTTACCATTTTTCGCTAATGTCACGCGAAAGTCCACATTGTCTCGGTCAGTCTCTGCAGGTGTTCTGTACAACTTGCAAGCTGATAAAATGGGATGGTGGACGCATTTAGGACTTGACGCTCCTATTAGTGCTGTTTGGGCGGTAACAACTTTATCGTTCGTCTTTGACTGGTTTTTTAATATTGGTCAATGGATAGCATCATGGGAACCCAGGGTGGGGCTTACACCCCTAGCCAATTGGGTAGTTGAGACCCGGACTCAAGAGATCGTAGGCAGCTCAGTACCACAAGGTGTGGTATGGCCACCGCAGACGGTTTTATCTTGGTCTGTAACAGATGCTGGAGAGTATTCTTGCGTGTTGCAAGTGAAGGCTCGTTGGAAAAACCCCGACCGCCAAATTCTCCCTACTTGGAACTTCGATGGGCTAAAAGTTGCACAGGTCGCTGACCTTGTAATAATTGGCCGGAAACTTACTGCTCAGCTGTTTCGCTGAGACACTTTCATACCACCTATAAGGAGATATACCATGTTGGACAATACGATAACCCTCGCATATGATGCTGAAGGTGATGGAAGCCCCGTTGATGTAGTCATTCGTCGTGATCAGGAGTATGCGGATCGTTCCGTATACGTTTTTCCTGACGCTGATGGTGCCGATCACAACGTTGGATTCTACCGCACCCGCCCGAAACAAGTGGGCAACTTCAAAGGTGTGGCAAGAACCCGGGTGAAGATTACAAAGCCAGTGGAGGTTGTTGGTGTTGATGGTTCTACTATCACATCAGCCTCAATCTACGAGCTGAGTGTCTCAAACCCGAAGGGTATGAGCCCTGAGGACAAAACTGCGTCCTTAGAGGAACTCAAGGCGGTCCTGGAGAATGCCATTATACTCGAAATGCATTTCGCAAATCAAGAGATTTAAAAACTTTCTCTGGGAGTCTCGTTATGAAATATATCAAGGCTGGTGCCAAGGTCAGCGCGAAGTTGACCTTACCCAAGGATCTACAATGGAAGATCTTTGGTACCCTTTTGGACGACCTGTGGAGAAAAACGGGCGAGTCGTCGATGACCCATGAAGCAACGGTGACCTCTGACGAGTTATACACTCGACTTAAGGTTATCGTCCGTGGACGGGATATAGACGGTTTAGTACGCATACTCCCCGAACTCACACCACGATGTATTGTAGAGCGAGTTGGTGAAGACAGGCGCAATGCCTTTATGTTTTTTGTTTTCTACCAAGCAGGCGCTTTCCTCAAGAAATACCCCTTCAGGGCGAAAGAATCGCGGAAGAAGGCGATCAGTAAGTTCCTTTCTTTGGAACGACATTGTGAGCTGTACAACCGTGAAAACTTTCGTGCCCTCCAAAAGCTAAATGACTGGCATGAACGATTCTTGAACGTGCTGGAACAAATGCGTGCGGATATAAAACGGGTAGTAGGAGAGTGTCCACCTGATGATGTTTTCGTCAGAGCCAAACATGGTCCAGGAGCGAGTGTTGAGAGCGATTCTAGTACGGGAGAAGTGACGGCGTTTTTTAAATTCCGAAACCTCCCATATTACGTTACTCCCAACGCGCTACCCCACGCCATAGAAACTATATCTAGCGATGAACGCTGGATGGGCGCTTTGGATGAATGGTACCGACATAGGTGTGACAACTTATACGGACCTATAGACCTTGAAGATTTTTGGTCTAGAGTTTTCCGAGTGCATAGTTTCAGCCGCATTACCACCGTCCCAAAGTCCTTCGAAATTGATAGGACTATAGCTATTGAACCGCGTTTAAACGTCTATTTGCAATTAGGCGTGGATCGTTACTTACGGGCGTGTATTAAACGCTCCTGGGGATACGATCTCAACGACCAAGAATACAACCAACTTTTAGCTTACCTGGGATCCCTTTATGGGGGACTAGGGACGCTTGACCTTGCCGGAGCTTCTGACACAACGACACTACGGTGTTGTGAGATGTTGCTGCCTCCTGCTTGGTACAGTTTGTTGCTAGACTTGCGCTGTCCGAGTGGCGTTATGCCGGATGGTGATTCCCTTGTTTTTGAGAAAATATCCTCGATGGGGAATGGGTTCACATTTGCACTGGAGTCACTTATCTTCGGTGCAGCAGTTCGCTGCGCTATAGAGAGAACATCCTCTAGTGGTCCGTCAGCTGTATATGGTGACGACATCATCGTACCCATAGAGGCTTACCGCTACACAGTGGAACTACTTGAACTGCTTGGATTCGTTATCAACGAGGACAAGTCTTTCGGTTCAGGCCCGTTCCGCGAATCATGTGGCAAAGACTACTACCATGGGATTGCAGTTAGGCCAATCTTTTTAACCAAAAAGATCCAAAATCTTTCTGACTTGTTCTACATCCATAACTCTGTGTTTGAATTACAGCGGAGGCTTCCATGGGCTTGGGGAGTTGATTTCTCTGAGACCTTGGCATTAATCCGTAAATATGTACCCCAAAACTACAGGGATCAATTTTATGGACCACCATCAGAAAGCATGGATACGTACCTTTTCTCTTGGAAGAAACCAAGGGTGGGGATGGAAAAGAAGCGAGGTCTTGTGAAATACGTCTACCGACTTACCCCTGTGGCACAGGATTTCGAACGCCTTGGTAAGGGATATCATGATTTCCATTTTCGGAAACTTATGGCATCCCTGGGTGGTCGAGAACAATCCTGTCCTTGGGAGATCGGGAAACGTACACCACCTGCGATAGGGAACGTCTTCAGTATAACGAAGCGTTCACGGGTCACCCTCAAGTGCACCCGTACGCGGCTACCCCAGTGGGGGTAACAATGGTATAACTACAAGCCTCTGAGTGCCG